CCATTTTCAGAACCCAGGTCTGACTGTTCGAGATCTCCGGTCACGATGAGTTTGGTTCCCTCACCGACACGAGTGAGGAGCATCTTCATTTGATTGGGTGTTGAGTTTTGCATTTCATCAGCGATGATTAGGGTGTTGTTGAAAGTTCTTCCTCGCATGTATCCAAGTGGTTCAATCTGAATAAATCTATCCATCTGACTGTGGGAGAGGGTTTGCTCGAAGATGTCAAACATTGGCTTCGTCCATGGTTCCATTTTTTGCTCCATGTCACCTGGGAGGTAGCCCATATCTTCATCCGCTGCGACGATGGGGCGTGTGAGAACAATCTTAGGGCGCTGAAACTTGTGCACATGTTCGAGAGCAATCTGACACGCCAACATAGTCTTCCCCGAACCCGCTGGTCCAGTCCCTATGACGATGGGTTTAGGGGATCGGAGTGCGAGGGCATATTTACATTGACCAGGGGTTTTCGGGAAGTTCATATACGTTATTTAAAGTTTTTTTCCTTATATAATTAAATGGAGTTTCACTTTGTAAAATTAAATGTAAATGGAACCTACCTTAGTCTCGTGGACCCCACTTCCAAACCTAGATTCATGTGTTTTCCTAGTCGCGAATCTGCTGATAAATGTGTACAATATGTCTCCACTTTTCGTTCGAAGCATGGTGTTTGGCCATGTTTCGACATGTCCAACGGTAAGCGTAAACTCGAAAGCTCCTCCATAAAATATAGAACTCCTGAACAGATTCAACGCTACATGGAAATTGAGAGCTACGACTTCAATACGATTGATTCTATCGCTGCGCGCACAAATGTATCTTTTTACTGTATATTACGATTCGAAACTGAGGATTTTGGTGGAATGGAATCCATCTCCATGGCTGGGCAGGAAATGGATGGTGATGCCGACCCGGATAAATATGTCGAGTGGATGAATATCAACTTAAAAATAAGTTGAGTTGTATCAATAATGTGTGGCATCCTAGCCCTCTTCGGTGAAGAAGTAGACGTTCCTTCTTATCTCCTTTCTCACCGAGGTCCTGATGATTATAGAAGTAAAACCCTTGGTAAATGTCGTATGGATTTCTATCGTCTCGCGATCAATGACCTAACTGAAGCTGGTATGCAACCATTCAGAAAGGATGATCAAATGCTCATATGCAACGGTGAGATTTACAACCATCGTGACTTTCTTCAGGGTGATGAGGAGAGTAAGAGTGATTGTGAGGTATTACTTCCATTGATCCGAGATTTGGGTATTCAGAAAGCCGTCGACAACATCAACGGTGACTTTGCGCTCGTGTGGACGAATGGAAAGCGTGTTATTGCTGCTCGAGATCCCGTGGGTGTGCGGCCAATGTTTTACACCCGATACGATGAGAACTCGATTGCGTTCGCGAGTGAGGTGAAAGCACTTCTCTTTCTGAACACGGAAATACACATCTTTCCACCTGGACATATTTACGATTCATATGTAAATGACTTTGTGTGCTATCATAACGGTTACTGGCCGGTGAACAAGTACATCAAGACGAGATACCACAAAAAAATTCGAGATGCACTTGAACACGCGGTTCATGAACGAATCGAAAACACTGAGCGTGACACTGGTTTTCTTCTTTCAGGTGGTCTCGACAGCAGTCTCATTGCGTCAATTGCCACACGTAAACTCGGAAAGATTAAAACCTTCTCCATCGGCCTTGAGGGGAGTCCAGACCTTGAAGCTGCTCGTAAAGTGGCTGATTATTTGGGAAGTGATCACACAGAAGTAAAGTTTACTACCCAAGAGGGCATTGCACACATTAACAATGTGATTCATACCCTAGAGTCATACGACACTACGACGGTGAGGGCGAGTACACCAATGTGGCTTCTGTGTAAGTACATCAAGCAGCATACCTCCTGTCGATACATCTTTTCGGGTGAAGGAGCTGATGAGATTTTGGGTGGATACCTCTATTTCCATAACGCACCGAATGTTGATGAATTTGCTTGTGAAAACATGCGTCGTCTTCGTCTGATTCATCAGTTCGATGGGTTGAGGGCGGATAGGTGTGCGGGTGCGCATGGTCTCGATCTGATTGTGCCATTCCTTGATAAGAATTTCGTTGATGTCTGCATGTCTGTGAATCAGACGATCAAGATTGACAAGGTTGAGAAACGCATACTTCGTGAGGCGTTCGAGGGATACCTTCCAACGGATGTCCTATGGAGACAAAAGGATGGTATGAGTGATGCGGTCGGGACGAATTGGGTTGATGAGATTAAAAAGTATGCCGAAAGTGAAGTAGATGACAAACTCTTTAGAGAAACGCGGGCAAAAGCGCGTGGCTACAATACACCTCTGACGAAAGAAGAGGCTATGTATAGAAACATCTTTTGGACGATGTACGGAAAAGACAACGATCATTTAATCTCGGAGATATGGAGACCCAAATGGACCAACATAACCGATCCAAGTGCGCGCTTACTTATAGAAAAGAATCCCAACTAATACAAATGTCCCACTTCGTTCGAAGCTTCGATTGTAAAGATGAAAAGCACGCTATGTGGTTGAAGAGGGTTGGCAACGTCACCGTAAAGTCTATGAGTGGTGAAAAGGTCGATATCATCTCTGTAGTCAATGATAACCCCTTACCCGGAAAACCATCGATTGAGAATCCTATGGATTGGGCGTATGTACACTTTCAGCTTTGTATGAAGTACGCTAACGCGGTCTTAAACAGGGAGGCCTTTGTGCCCAAGTAAAAATGAATTGTACTCCTCAAGAGTGAAATCTTGTGGATCAGAATTTTCATCCATTCGTACAAGTAAAATTTTTCCAAATACATCTTCAACATCAAATGGGTTTGGTAAAGTGTTCTCGTTCTTCACTTTACCATCCTCAGGTTTCATAATAACGACATCGATCTCAGGCCATTGACCGATGAATGTTTGTCTTCCTTCCAAAAGTTTGAAAATTTCATTCTTGTGTGGAGCTATGTCCAAATCTATTTCTTCTACATTACCCACATCTTCGTGGATAAGTATTGCCTTTGTCATCTTGACTTGTGTTCACAAAAAAATATCCGTAAGTTATAAATGAAAAATACGCCAGGTAATCTCCTATTGATTGCTACTGTGTGTGCGTTCATCGTGTACGTTATTTACTGTGTTCGTGAGGGATATACGAGTGGACGCGCTGATTACCGTTATGGTTTCATAGACACGAACCCCGCTCGTCGTGTTTCTGATGCGTTCGATTCCCCTGAGCGTTCTGATATTTATTCTGGTCTTCCTCTGCCCTAAGTACTGAGAAATATAAAGGTTTATCACCAAAAGACACTATGGAGAATCCGACACGCAAGTTTGTCATCGAAAAACTCGCACAAGTTTTAGATTTGAGTGTGGATAACAATTTGTGTACAGATTTGGAAAAATGTATCGTTCGTCATTCTGAAAAGAGAAGTAGAGAGTCTGGAATAGAGGCTGCTTGGGACAATCACCGTTTTACAAACATTTACAAACACAAGTTTTTGTCTTTGAAAACAAACCTCATCGAAAACCCTGGACTAAAGACACAGCTTGTAGACAGGCGTCTTTCTGTTTTAGACATTGTTGATATGCGCCCTGAAGAGTTATGTCCCAAAGGAAGATATGCGGTTCAGATGGAACAACGAATCCATAAAGAACTTCGAAAAGAGTCTAACGCTCGCGCAGCTAAAAATCAGGAGGGGTTCTTCACTTGTAATAGATGCAAGTCTAAGAAGACGACGTACTATCAATTACAAACGAGGTCTGCAGATGAACCGATGACAACTTATGTGAGTTGTCTCAATTGTGATAAAAACTGGAAATGTTGAGAAAGTGTTGAGAATCAGTTAGATCAGTTGGTAAATCACCGACGGATAGAATGAATTTGTAAGGTAGCTGCTGTTTCATAAGAGATTTTGTCGCCGCACTCGTGAATCCTATATAGTCAAAACCAATCCCGTAATTTCCCAATTGTTTTATCGTCCAATGAATAACAGGAGTAAGTCCTGGTCGAGCTGTTATGATTACAATTTTGTATCCCATAGCTTTAGCTTCACGTAACAGCTCGATCATAGGTACATTAGCTTTGCCGTTTGTAAAGATGAGTGTATCGTCAATGTCGAACATGACTGCATCCATGGGCCCAACCCTTCTATGAGATATGTAGTATGATCCCCAAGCCTTAAGGTTATCCATTAATGTTATTAAAGATTTAAAATCCATTTTATCCAGTTATGATCGTTGATATCGACTGTGAAGATGGTACTACACAGATTGCACGAACTGTTTTAGAAAACACTGACACGTACATTGTAAACTTCCTTGAACGCAACAAGTTCAAACTCTACGACTTTATCGATAAGGAAGAAGAAGTAAACAAGGCATCCGTATCCGGTTTTTATGACGTCAATGAACTCGAAGACACAGGTCTCTTTGCTAAGCATCCACAGGGATACGAACTCATCGATGATAGTGATGACGAAGATTTTGAGTGCTCTACGAGTGATGAAGAAGATACCGATGATGATGTTTCTCTTGTTGATGAAGAAGAAGCCTAAGTTAAAAAACTTGGATCTAAATATACAAAGATGGAGTTTAAAGAACCTAAAAAACGCGTGACTAAGAATGATAAGAAAAACAAAAAACAGGTATACTCCCAAAAACATGTACGAAACATGCTTAAACAGAAGGAGGCAAGTTTAGCAAAGAAGAAAGATGGCCCCTTACACACCTCCGAACGCCCACTACTCTCAAATGGACGTCTCAGAGTATGATGAAGACGCTATCTTCAAGTTCATCGGTAAAACGGGTAAGAAGTTTTACTGGCTCACTCAAAAGCTTGGTCTCGACTACCTTTGGTACGACAAAGAGAGAAAGGTTATCGAGATCTGGGGTCCGTACTATACCCACCAGAATCGCCAATCTGCTCATGTGATTCGTTGTGAACTTGAATATTTTATGAAGCCTAAGTTAGAGGAGACAATTGTCGAAAAACAAGATGAGCATGTACAGACGACCGTCGAAGCGTGTTAAGTGTCCTCCTCCAGTGCGTGGGGACAAACCAGTAGAAGGTTCATTTTTATACAACATCATACAATCAAAACCCCCGGATGTATTCAAATTCAAGAAGGCACCAATTTATAAAAAGGAAGATTACTTAAAAGCACTAAAAATAAACCATGAACAACTCGGCATTCCCTATATCGAACCTAATATTCCTGATGCAACGCCATATGTCCCACCGACACAAAACACTGAACCAGACATCAAATACGGTGATCGAGTTGAAGTAAAGCTTAGGGTGTTGAAAAATGGGATTGTTAGGGTGAAGGTGATTTCGGCAATCGCAGATATGTATGATAAGTATTATCGTCATGCTAAATTACCACCCATTAAGGTTATCATTCAAGCATACAAGTCTCATGGATTCAGTGATGAGTTTATCCAAAAAATTAAAGATTCACACGAGAAAAAAACGAAGTTTGCTAGGAAGGTTCCAGTGATTTTGGCGAAGATATTTGATAAGGAACCTGTGAAAAAAACTAAAAAGAAGAAGGAGGAAAAGAAGGTGGAAGAAGAGGATGAAGTACCCGAAGATGACCTTGAGGAGGATCAGGTCCCCGATGAGGAAGGTGAACTTGATGTAGAGCCAGATGAGGAACCTGAAGAAGTTGTGGAAGATGACTATTATTCAGAACCCGATGCCTAAGTAGAAACCATTTGTGTAATAAACCATCTTAAAATGTTTGTGACCAACGTTGTCCTTGCCAACCGAATTCTTGATCGTGGCTTCTTTCACACCCTGAAGGAAGCGACTTATCACGCCAACCAACAAACAAAAGAGAAAATCTGGAAACTCCCCAACGGGTCTGTCTTCTTCGGAGACGTTGAAGTTCGCGTCTACAACACTGACGACTACAAGAATGAACATTTTCTTTCTTTCGTTGATTCCCAGTGAAATCGCTGAGATGTCTTGTGACCAACATGTTGTCAAGATTCAACTGGAAATTTGTCAGATGCTCTACACAGCTTGGTTCTTTTCAGAACAACAGGGGTACATCGAGGAAAACGCACCCTACACAAAGGATGGGAAAAGAAGAGGATACCGTCCCGCACACTCGAAACACCCCATGACCATGTGGGTTGGTTCGAGTCTTGAAAACTATATCTACGCGTGTGAGATTGGGATTGCTTTGACCCTTGAGTACACGCGTAGATATGGTAAGGTACACACTTGTGCCGAACACCTGATATGGTTGAGAAATCACCACCCTTCCCAATTTAAAGAGCGAAGAAGTGAAACAGCATACTACTCGGTGGAGGGAATCCCTGAATGTATGCCTGAACAGTACAGGTGTCCGAGTGTGGTTGACGCGTATCAGATGTACTACATGATGGAGAAGATGGGGTTTGCTCGATATAAAATCCCAGTGGATACTAAATGATTGTAGCAACAACTTTATTCAATCATCCACACATTAAAGGTGTTGTAGAGTTTGAAGAAAGGGGAAGTAAAGTTGTAATCAAGGGAATGCTCAAGTCAACAAAATACAAAAACAGTACACACGGAATCCACATCCACGAAGCGGGTGATCTCACTGATAAGTGTATGGGAGCCTGTGGTCATTTCAATCCTTACGGTAAGAAGCATGGTGGTCCAGGCTCCAAGGAAAGACATGTTGGAGATCTTGGGAACATCCGTTTTGATTCCAAGGGTATCGCTAAGTTTGTGATGGAAGACAACCTCGTAAAGTTGAGAGGAACCAAGGCTAATGTTGTGGGTCGATCACTCGTGATCCATGAAGACCCTGACGATCTCGGAATGGGTGGACACTCTGATAGCTTGACAACTGGACACGCGGGAAAGAGGATCACGTGTGCGGTTATTGGTTATTCTAAGCGGATGTGTGCGTAAAGACAAATACAGCTTCAGGCCTTTCTTCTGGCTCACCATACCCCAATTCTCTCAGAAGCGTTCTCACCTTCTTAGAGTCTTCGACATGTGGAAGAAGTTCAATCATGATCACCGGTTTGTGTTTTTCCAGGGTTTCCCTCGCACCTTCAAGGACACGAAGTTCATGACCTTCGACATCAATCTTCACGACCGAAGGTGTACCTTTGTAGACATCATCAAGTCGTGCACATTGAACCATCACACTCGTACCCTGCATGTCACCTTCATGATGAAAACTCGTACCGCCGTAGTTTATGAAAGTGTTTGAAACTCTTTCACGAGGTGGAAGAAAAATCTCCTTGACTTCTTCCTTGTCGGAAAGAGCGCATGGGTACACAGAGACTTTGTGTTTGAGACTGTTGCTTTGACAGTTTTTGTTTACGATTTGGCTGTACACGGGTTCGAAACTGTGCACTGGTCCATAGTCTGAAAACATTAGAGTATTGTACCCGATGTTCGCACCAATATCCAAGATGTCAGTATCAGGTTTGTAATGTTTTTTTATGTCTGTAC